GTTGATTGCCGAGGCCAGTGCCAAATGACGAGGGTGTGAATTCAGGGAACAAAATATTTCTGACGGTATCCGTATATTTCTTGGCCCCTGCAGACTTGGTCGCCTTGTCAACAAGATTGTCAAAATATTGGTTGTAAAACTTATCAGCCTCGCCAGCACGTAAGAAAGTAAACAAGCCAGCGGGACCGCCAAACCTTTCGTTGGTCGCCTTACGTGCTTGCTCTTGGAATTGAGAAATTCTTTGTGGCGTTAAAGATTGAACTGCTTTAGCGCGATTGATTGCCGCTTCGATCCTTTGCAAAACAGTATCAAGGTTCCCAAGCAATGTTGAGAATGCTGTATTAAAAACACCAACAAGGAACTTTGCAAATGCGCCAACAATCTTGCCCAGCTCTGTGAATCCAATCGCAAAAATGGTGACAACTCTCTTGATTGATGTTTCGTTCTCCAGCGCCCATGACAACACGCCTGCAATCAGATTTTGGAATCCAGCGCCAACAACCTGGAAGAAGCCACCAAAGCTGATACCAGCTAACTCCAATGCAACCTTCACCCGTGCGCCTGCATTTTCAGGTGCTAATGCCAAGATCTCAGCAGTTTTGCCGTAACGCTTAAACAGTTCCTCGCTGAACTTCAAGAAATCAGCAAGAGTAACCTTGCCGTCTTCCAATGCCTTGTCGAGTTCAGCAGGTGTCTTGTTTAACGACTGCGCAAAAATTGTGAATGCACCAGGCAATCGCTCACCAATCTGCTGTCTTAATTCTTCAGCGCTAACTTTGCCCTTACTAAAGACCTGCGAAGTAGCATTCAACGCTGCATTCAGCTTCTCGGCGTTTCCACCAGTGCCGATGATTGCAGCAGAAATACCACGAAAGACAACGTTGGTTTCTTTTGTACTTAGCCCAGCGCCAATAATGCTTGCCTTCAGTCGTGTGTATTGCTCAGTCGTCTGACTAAGAGGCAGTAAAAATTGTTTCGAAAATCCGCTGACTGCCTTAATGCTTTCGTTGTAATCATCTTGATCTTTGCTGACCCCAGCTAGCGCGATTCGATACTTGTTCAGCGCTGCAATGTTTTCAGCGATTGCGCCTACGGCCTGACGAAGCGCCCCAACTTGCGCACCAATTGCACCACCAGTGATCGCACCAGGGACACCGCCAACAACACCACCAATACCAGCACCCAGAGCGCCTTCAAGACCGCCAAAGACACCAGCACCAGCAATCGTGCCAGCGATCTGAGCACCCTTTGCAAGGCCACCACGCCCACCAGAGCGGCCCTGAATCTTATTCAGTTGACGATCAAGGCGATCAGCTTCTGCTGTTGCTTGCTTGAACTCAGCACTTGCAATGTCAACGCTATTTGCAATCTCACGCCAAGCACTTGAATACCCTTTCAGGTTGTTGATACTTTGCGTTGACGTTTGCTGAATTCTACGAAGCTCTGCAGACGCTTCCTTGAAGTTAATATTTGTTGCAGCAGTTTGTTGTGCAAGATTTTTCAGGCTGCCTTGAAGCCGTGTGAGCTGCTCACCGCCCTGCTCCTTGATCCGTACCAGCAGTTCAGTGACTTGGCTCATGACTTGCGCTCGTTCATGACTGTCAAGGCTTCTCGCTCCATGATCTGTACGCCTTCGAAAATGACGACAGGTTCCTTGACTGAATACAGTCTACAGAGAGACTCCAAACTAGGGTAGTGAAGGCCAGTCGCACCTGACATCCCAACGTTCCATTGCGTTTGCATGCGCAAGAACATCATCACGATGTCCCAGTTCTCTTCCCACACCCCAAAGTCACGCGCTTTTCGTTGAGACCGCAAATCTGCAATCGCCTCAGGCATCAAACCCAAGGCGACTAAATCATCTTCGGTTTCCTCGTCCTCGCCACTCGCCCCAAAACAATGACGAGCAGCGTCCCTTAGTTTTTTTGTGAAGCTCCCATCACGCTGTCTGCATAAGCAGTAATCAGCGCACGCATCACGTAAGGATCGTCTGTCAATTCCTTTTTTGTCTTTTGAGTGAAAGGAATTTCTTTGCCGTCCTCATCAGTAATGCCCTCCCATCCTTCAACAATCTGATCAACCAAGGCATCATCGCCCTGCTCAACCAAATTATTAAATTCAGACCGGCTCATCTTTTTGAAGATCGCGTCAAACGTTTGCTTTTGAAATTTGCCGCCATCAATAGGTGTTTCCACCGTGACTGGCCATTTGTAAGACGCGACCTTTTTAAGAACGAAAGCCATGCGGATCAGGTGTAAGCGAGGGTGATTTCGTCGTTACCCGAGGAAGTCGGGACGAGCGTGAAGGGCAGGTTCAGCATGACCACACCCTGGTCTTCAGCATACGCTGGGTTGCCAAGGCTGACGACAGACGAGGACAGGGTAATGATGTTGCCTGCCGTAGTGCCGTGAACCAAGCTCAGAGCACCAGTGGTGCCAGCCACAGCAGCAGCGAAGAAGTCCTTCGTGGCAAGGGTAGGAGCCTCAATCGCAAACGTACCAGAAGCGGCACGGTTAACGATCAGCACTTCCTTGTTGCTGTTGACCAGTTCCCGATACACAACCTCGTTGCCGATGTCTGCCTGGCAGCTCTGCAGTGCAAGAGCCGAAGACGAGAACAGGCTGAAGGTGGTGGTGTTGGTGTCGTTGAAGATCTGCGGTGCCGCCTGATTGGTGAAGGTCGGGGTCGGATCAGCAGTATCAGTAGGAGCGTTGTACTGACCAGTCATGGTGAAGTTAATCACCGGAATCTGGTTGGCAGTCAGGTTCAGGCTGAAGTTGCCCCTGCAACCGGTCACTTTATGGCGAATGCCGTCGATAGAGAAGTAGATCGTGCAAGAGCTGAAGCTTGCGCTGACAGGTGCGTAGGTGACGCTGGTCGTAGCAACGACAGTCTCGCTGAACCCGCAAGCCTTCAACAGGGCGCCATAACGTGGTGCCGTGCCAGCAGTGCCAGAACCTGCATACTCAACCTCGAACGTCACCGACACGCGAGTGTTAGCGATGAGCTGAGGCGAGTTGCCAAGGTAAGGACGAATCAGGTCCCGTGACAGCACGTCAGCTTCAACAGGCGTAATCTCCAGGTTGCGCACCTGAACGGCATCGCTGCCAGCCGGGGTTGAGTCAGTGCCGTATGTGGCCTCGGTTTTAACGAGAACCGTCCGTTTCCGGTAAATCTTCCCGGCCATTGGTTACGTCTCCAGAAGGATCAGTTTCTGACAACAGTTTAAGCTCACCTGTCTCAACGTCAAAGAGGTAAGTGCCCCCGACGCCAGGATTGGGTACAGGCTTTGGTGTTTTTGCCTTGGCCATGAGATCAGCCTGTTGTGGTCAGGTCAGTGCGTCCGGAACGGTACATGACCATGTAATCCATACTAATCACCCCAAGCGGAATATCAGCTTCGTAAAGGCTGAAGTCAACACGATCAGGATTGATGTCAAGCGCATACCCGTTACAGGTCGGATCAGACATGATCTTTGTGTGCACTTGCTGTGTGTAAGTGTCTGAATCGTCATCAGGTACATTGGCCCGCACCAGCACCGTCACCCGCACACGCAGTGTCCACTGAAGCTTGTTGTAGAACTCTTCGCTGGGTTGATCGTTGACAGGCTCGACGATGACAGCAGGGCACTCACCACGCGCCAGAGGCTCCACACGGCTCCTGTAGACCGTTGCACCTGTGATCGTGTCCAGATTGCTCTTGATGCGAGCCAGGATTAATTCGCGGCGAGTGTCAGCCATGGTCAGGCAGAAGCAACTTGAACGACAGTGCAGACAACGCCGGGAATGCTCGGGTGAGCAAACGGGCTAGTCGCTGCAGCTTCAGAATGAATGTAAGCCTGTGCGTTGCTTGTCGCCCAGATGAGCTCCAAGTAATCGGTCGCAACAACGGGCAGCACAAAATTAACAGTGCCAATTACGTTGCCATCAACGTTGCCATGGCTCGAGATAATGCTGAATTTGCTGTCAGTGGCCGGTACATCACCCAAAGCCCCATTGTCGTTCTTTCTCAGCCAGACGTTGATGTCATGAATATTTGAGTCGCTATTGCTGAATTGAATCGAGAATGTGATGCTGTAAATACCAGCGTGATCAAAAGTAATTCGACTCTGTGAAGCAATGTGAACACCTCGACTGCCCGTATCACGTTGACGCAGGTAAATCGCAGTTGGTGTGTTAGCCGTTGCTGTCTGCGATGTGTCGTCCCAAAACGAACCCCAATACCCTGGCGAGGAGAAATACGGCAGCTTGCTCCAAGTGGAAACGCCGTCTCCAACTTTGACGTTATTGGTTTGTGTCTCAACGGCAGTCTCACCCGGAAGCAACACGGGATTGAGGTTTGCCCAATTAGCTCTGGTGTTGACCTTGAAAATGCTGCTCATAGCCTCAAAGTCAAACCTTGCTCAATAGTAGTTCCGAAAACAAACCGTCATCAAGTGCTCGATTCTCCCTGACGGTATAAGAGACCGAATCGACGGTAATGGCAGTGCCACGGGCGGCAGTGCTGACGTCAGAAGTCTTTGCCAATAACGAGTACTCCCGACTCAAAGCCATGCCACCCGCAAGCACCTCCACAGGCGAATCCAGGATACCGACAAAAGTTGAACCGCCCAGAGTGCAGGAAACCCCGAACTCATCAACGTTCAAAAATGCCAGCGTATCCTGGAAAGCCATCTGGATCAGTTGCCGTACTTCTTGCTGTAGACCAGCGAGACGCCGTACACGAACACAGGGTTGGTGCCAGCTTGAGTACCGACGGCACGCACATAACGGCGCACGTCGTTGCAGTTGATGCTGATCTTCTCGAATGCAGCAGCAGAACCGGTGACCTCGGTGAAGGTCTTGCCGGTGATGTCAGCCCATGCCGAGTTGTCAGCCGAATCCTGAAGTTTGACGTTCAGGGTAGGAGTGGTGCCGCTACCAGCTTCGCAATCCAGGATCACGATCGCTTCGCCTTCAGCATCGTTCGACCCTTGCAGGTCAAAACCAGTACCGGTGGCGGTAGCAGTGCGGGAATCAGCGGCCAGCAGGCTCGCGATGTAGGTCTTCGACCCCAGGTTGTGGATCATTGGTCTTTCTCCGTTTGGGAGTGGGTTTGCTTGGAACAGGGATGGGCTGCTCGTCAGCCGTAATAACTTCCTCGACGATGGGAGCGGGAATGGCCTTCTGGATGCCGATCAACAGCAAAGCTGATTTGTGATCAGTTTCAACGAAATCACCAGCCTTCACTTCTTTGAGATCAACGATGGTGTTCCGCAACATCTGAATGCGCATTACCCGCTCCACAATCATCAGGACAGCTTGCAGATCGACTCAGGGTGGCGGATAGCCACGTCATAGTCCTGCATGGCCACCACACGGACCGTGCCAGAAGCAGAGCCGGTGTAAGGATCAACCATGATGTCCAGACCACTCCAGAAGCCGATCATGATGTCGCTGAAGTTAGCGAACACCGCAGTGTTGTTCGGCATGGAGTTCGACACGTAAGCCGAGTAACCGTTGATGGTGTTGTTGGCTTCGTAGATGAAGTTGGCGCTGGTGCCGGTTGCCGATTTCTCGGTGACCTTCAGAGTTCCGCGCAAGGAGGAATTCATCATGTAACCGAGGGTACCCAGCAGGGCGTTGTCGGTGCTCAGAGCGGCCTCAGCGTTCACATAATCAGCGAACGTGGTGTAACCGGACTCGGTGTTGATGCCGGTCACGTTGAGGAAGCCCAGCGGGTAGGAACCGGTGCCGGTGCCGTTGATGGCCTGATTCTCAACCTCGATAGCAATCTGCTGAGCCAGGTCGCGACGAACGAGGTTCTCGATGTCAATGCTGGACTGCAGGAGCAGACGGCGGCTGTAATCGGTCAGAGCACCAATGGTGCGAGGCTGCATCGTCACCTGATCAACGGTGAGCTGGGATTCGTTGATCGAACCCGACTCAGCAACGTGATACACAGTGGCGCCACCCGATTGACGGGGCAGAGCAACCATGCCTTGCAGACCGGTCATGATGGTCGCACCAGCGCTTTGCAGCACCAGAGCTTTGCGCAGCAGGTCGATGAAGCTGTCGCTCATCAGATCAGTGGCAACCAGATCACCACCACCCGAAGCCGAACCAACGGTCAGGTCGCGACGGCCATAGCCCAGCACATCGGCAGGGATCAGGATGCCACGAGCTTCCTTACCGCTCTTTTCTTGAGCAGCACGGCTGACTTCCATTTCGAAACCAGCAGCACGCTGAGCTTCCTGGCTGTTGGGATGGGCCAGAGCGTTGATAGCGCGGATGAAGGAGAAGTTGCGGCGCTCTTTGTCGGACAGACCGATTTCGGCGTCCTTAGGATTCACAGGCTTCTCTTGAACACCCATCTTCTCCAGAAGGGCAGAGCGCAGCTCGTCGAGGCTACGGGAGTTTGCAATAAACTCTTGAGCCATTTCAATGTTCTTGGTGCGTTGACCAAGGGCGATCATGTCGGCCACTTCCTTAGCCTTGGCCTGAGCGGCCTCAGCGCGGATAGCCTCAAGATTGAGGGGTTGATCCACGGTTGTAACTCCGTTTGTAGTTTGTTTAACGGCTGAGGCCGTTTCGACGCTCTCATTATGGGAGAAAGCGCGTCCTATGCCCACTGAGTTGTCAGCAGGCACGGTAACCAGACTAATCTCAAATGGCTCATAGCTGGTTGCCCGATAAGTCACTGGGGAAGTGGACTCATCGGTTTCCATGGAATTGATCTTGTAACCGAAGCTGACGTTACGGATAATTCCGTCCTTGATCAGATCTTGCATTTCACGGCCAAGCTCGTTGTTGGCGATCTTCACTCGTGCATAAGCACGTTTGTTTTTGATGTACGCCTTCTGTACAACGCCAACGATCTTGTCAGGATCATGCTGATACAGCAGCGGTGCGCCATCGTTCAAGCGGCGAAGATCCATCGACTTGTCATCCATCGACAGCACTTCCATGCCGTAGTAGCGCTCGACAGGAGCCTCACTAGCAAAGGGAAACTCAAGCGTGCGCTCTTCACCTTCAGCGCGGAATTCAGTCGCGAGTGAACGCTTCAGTGTTTCGCCTTCAAAGAAACGCAGTGCAGAGATTTTGCGCAGCTCAGAGAACTTGTGACCGACCAACGTTTCGGTCTCTTTGTAGTCACCGTCGTCGTTTTTGCGGTACACGCGAATCAACGCAGCGGGATCTTCTTCAGATGCATTAATACTAAACGAAGAATCAGGAACACCAAGTACAC